AAATTTAAATCCGTCGAAGCATTCCGCAATTTTACTGCGGTCGACAAAAAGTCTGTGACAAACGCCGTGTTGTTCGCCTCGGCAGTGACTTGATTTGGCAGCAAATACGGAATATCTGCGTCGTTGATTGGCGACCGAGTCTGATCTAAAACGATGTGTTCTGTGGCGTGCGTCGTTGTCAGCTTGAACGTCAGAAATTCGGGCATTGCGTTTAAGCTGAGATATGGGCCACTGGTACTACTCCCGTTCCCGATATAACTGAAAATGTCGATCACACCCGGCGTCTCTGCTAAAACCAAATAATCATATGTTGCTGACGCGGCGGCGGAACCAATGTCAAAAGAGTTGGTCGTAATGTCGGTTATAACCGTGCTGCTAAACGGCAAAACGCTGCTATTAAATTTTAACAAACTTCCAGACGCAACGTCTGGATGGTAGTAGAAAATGTCGCCGCCAGATCGAGAGAATAGCAGCACAATATATCGACTGCTTCCAAGCGAGTGCGTGACCGTCGTATCGCTACCATTGCTGTGCGATGCACTCCCGGCTGCGGTCCCGGCGCTTGAAGAGATGTTAAGGCTATAACCAACCCAATTGTCTGTGCCGGACAACGAGCGAATTGATCCGTAAGTCATCGCCGTGTTATTAGCTGGCAAAATATATTCGTTACTCGAATCGTGCGAGAAGCTATAGCCCCATGACTCAGTTGCGACGGCAGACGCCCGGCTTTTATAAATTCGCAAAGTTGCGCTGTATGCCGCTTCGGCGGTGTTCATGCCCGAGAACAACGAGCCTTCTTGAGCGAGTGTTGTTGAAAAATGGTCGACGCCTTGTGCGTTTGGTGTTGTTAGGTTTGCCGAATTCGGAGCTAAAAACCCAGACGGTACGGCATAGGCAAAAAGGCCATGTCCGTTTTCATCAGCGTTTGTTCCAGCGGTCTCATTTCCAGAAAAAGTTGGATTATCACCAAAATTCATAACGCCGATGTCGCCTGACCGCTGCGCGCCTATAATGAAAACATAATCTTGTACTGTCAGTTGGTCGTCGTGATTATCAATATCTAACGTAGTGCTGTCTGTGGCTGACCCGTTTCTCCATGTGCCGTTTACACCTATCCAGACCTTTCCTGTTGAGGGTTCAAAAGCAAAGTTCTGTACCCCACCAACACCGGGGGTAGTAAAACCAGAGACGGCTGAGTTACCATTGTCGTATAACGTACCTCGCTGAAAATATGCCGACTCTCCTCCAGCGCCATAAAAACCATTGCCATTACCAGCATTAAAATAGGGAACAGCAATTCCATTTCCTAATCTGCCGCCGCCAGATCCGCCGACAGACCCTGCCTCAACATAGAATTCCCAGTAAATTTTTGGGTCTTCTGCTTTTATTAAAGTTGTACCTATTAGTCCTTTTGATACTTGGTTGCCACCGCTGTAAACCATGCGGTTGCTTCCAAAACTCATTGTATAATTAGACGCCAAGTCTCCACTAGGAGTGCCAATGTTTGAAATTTTGGGATACACTAAACTAGGTGTATTAGTTGATTGATTAACCGCCGCCATGCTGGTGGCTGTAAAGTCATTACTTCCGCTAGTATCATTTCCAAGATCAGAACTATTTGCAAAGTCCAGACAAAAACTCCTACCCCCTGCTGAGCTAGCTAAAGCAGCGATGTCGCTATCAGCTTTGGGGCCAAACTGACTGGTAGTCCCGTCAAGTAGGTCAGTAATGCTTAAATCACTATTCTGGAAGGATTTATTTTCCAGCATAGTAAATTGAGTTAGATAGGCATGACCATACTGGCTACCGTTATAACTATACCGGCCAATTTCTTGAGTAACATTATCATTAAAAGCAGTTGTTTCACCGCTAGGTGTGTCTGTGTTTGCAGACAATTCTGTAACTTCGATACCATTTACAAATAATTTAATTCGGTCACTGGCAGTAACTCCACTATCCGAATCAAAACTTATGCAACAATGCATCCACGCGGTGTCGCGATATTTCGCACTGCTTGTTTTTCTTGCAGTTGTGGCACCTTGATACACAGCAAAATCAAAGTGGTCTTGGTCGTCGAAGCGTATCCAAGATAAATTTGAAAGTGAACTACCGGCTGAGAAAATTGTATGGGCGTTCGCGGCATTGCCAAATTCGGTGCGTTGCACCCAACAAGACCATATCCAGCGAGTTGTCGTTCCCGCGCTAGGTGTTTTGTTCAGATAATCAGCAGACCCATCCAACCAAACTGAATTGGCGATAAGTTCGGGGTCGAATCCGCCCGCTGCGGATTTGCTGTTGCCTTGGATTATCGACATTACGCAAACACCGCGCTCGTGACCACTTGGACGTTTGTACCGTCACCGCAGAAATATGAAAGCCAGTAAGTCCCGGCGGTGCTAATTGTGCTTGCCAGATTTGCGTCGCCCTTCGTGTTGGCGTGCAGCGAAATCGCATGACCGCCGCTGTTTATTAGTAAGATGTTTCCGCTCTGCCCCACCGTGATATTGGTGAAGGTCAGGGTTCCGGTTCCTGCCGGGGTGCATTTGAAATTGTTGGTCGCGTTTAAGTCAAAACTGAGATCATTGTCAGTGGTGGTAGTACCGCGCTGACTTACCGTGAAAGTTTGCGCGGCGTCGGTGACAGCGTTCTGCGCGTCGAACGCCTGCACGTCGGTTCCGATGACCAGTCCTAAATTCGTGCGCGCCGTCGCCGCCGCCGCCAGGTCACTTAAATTATTTGAGGCAGCCAGCAAACCCGTTGTGGCAACCGCGGCTACCTGCCAAGCGCTCCCGCTATAGACGCGGAGATTGTTGGCGCTCGTGTTGAAGTAGAGGTCGCCAGCATCAAGACCCGACGATGGATCACTCGACGCAGCGCCATGGTATTGCCCCTGGAACGTGCTGAGACTGGTCGCGGCGGATGCGGCAGACGTACTCGCCTCCCCGGCTTTTGTCGTCGAGATAACAGCTTGAGCTGTCGAGGTGCTCGCTTGAGACGTTGCCGTCGAGGCGCTGGAGGCGGCAGCCGTGGCGCTGGAGGCGGCAGCCGTGGCGCTGGCAGCGGCGGCGGCCGTCGAGGTGGTCACCGTAGCCGCGTCTACAATGAGATCCCACTTTGCGCTATCGGTGTTAGTCGTCAGCGGCTGCGCGCCCGAACTGGTGTGCGCGGTGTTTGCCGAGAAAATATTATTTGTGCTCGTGTCTTTTACTAAATCCCGAGCCACGTATGCGGTGCTTGCAGCCCAGTTACCGCGGAACGTGCCAAATTCCTGCGTCGTGATCGGCGCGCCGGTCGTACTGTCGAACGACAGGATCTTGCCCGCACGCAGCGTCGCGTTTTGCAGGACGGCCGCGCTGGTTTCATCGATCGGGAGCTTCAATGACCGATCGACGTCGTCCTTCAGGCGCAGCATCTGCCGGACACGGCTGTCGTGCATCGGCTCGAGCGTATCGGCCGGGGAGACCGTACCGCCTCGAGGCAGGTCTGTGGTCTGCGTGAAGTCTGGCTTGAGCTGCACGACGAGCTTCGTGCCGCTCGCCGGTGTGAAATCGCTCGGACTTGTCGAGATCGTGACGGTGCCCGCGGATCCTGTGCCGGCGCCCGTGAGCGTGTACTCGGTGCCGAGGGTAAATTCTGTCTCGACGCCGGTCGCGGTCACAACTTTCGTGACCGTCACCTCATCATTTGCGGCAAACGTAAAGACCGTCGAGAAGCTCGTCGTACTGCCATTTCCGGCATACGTTACCTTGTTGGACTCTGCGGACACAGTCAAATGACAGCCCTCCTCATAGGGCACAATATATTGTGCTGATGTTAAGAATATCTACCACATATTGTGTCACAGTGGTAGAGGTGATGTGTGTATCGGTGGAGCTACCGGTCGCCGTGAATCAGCGATTTATAGATCCCTTCAGCGATCGTGTCGGGCTCGTTTTTCAGCGTGCCCTGAGACCATTTGTAAAGGTAGTCGCTGGTCTTCGCGATCTGGTTTGAGCCCGGAATGCCAGCGACACCTCCGACGACTTGAGTGATTTTCTTGGCAAGCGACGACACCGCCTCCTCAGAATATTCTGCTTCAATCGTTTTGTCGATTTGCCCCGGTAGGCGCGCCGCGGACTCGGCCATGCTCTCGAGCGGCGTGATCGAGAACCCGAAAAACGGATGCGTCACCGCGCTGCCAAAATCCCGCACGAAAACGAACTCGCCCGTGACATAAGAGAATAGCGACTTCAACGACCATTTTGACCACGCGAACAGCGGATCCTCCTCGGCCTCATCTTCATCCGGCCACGGATCAAGAACGAGCGAAGCCATCAAGGCGGGCAGTGTCTGGAGTAACATGGTCGACGCGATGAAGCTCGGCTTCATGACGGCCTTGGGAATGCTTGATCCGTCCGCTCGTGCCTTGGCAAACGCCTCCGCTTGCAAGTTGTATGTCGTATTAAAATACGAATACATCATCGTCATGAGCTTCATCGTTTCAGAGCGTTGCTGAACCATCGACATATTCTGCGCGCCGCCCGCGGACTGCGTCATACGGACAACCATGTCCGCGTAAGCGTGCGCCTGGAGCTCGAGATCCGTGTACTGATTGCTCGTCGTATATTGAGGGTTGCTGGCGTCGATGCCCTCGACCCGTCCACTCATCGCTTTGTTGTATGCGCCGTACCAGGTGGGGTATGCGACGCTTACAACGTCGATATACACCATCGGCTTGAATCCCCATTCCCTCATGCGGTCCATTTTCTTGCGGCGCTGCAGCGAGTTCGCTATGTCGTCCAGCTCGCGCGTCATCGTTGTCGCCCTCTCGCTCATATAGGGAGACATCGCGTGGATCTCAGCAATGCGGTCGTTAAGTTTTGTCTGGCGCTTGTACAGCCAAGCCAAACCGACACCGACGTCCTTCACACCGATCTCGTTGATGCTCTGTAATAAACCGAACGGCTGTGTACCTATCGAGCGCAGGTTGAGCCCCATGATCGCCGTCGTCATGTTGATGCGTAAATTTGCAATATGCTTATTAAACGCGCCCATCTCGTTGGAGTTGAGTTGCCCGGTCGCCGTGCGAACGAGGATCTCCTGCATGTTCTCGCGGAACGGGCGCCCCATCGTCTGCTCGATCGCGCTTACCACATCATTATTACCAAGGACCGCCGCAGCCTCCTGGACTGCGATGCGGTAACACAAGTCCTGCGTTACCTCGTCGAGATGTTTGTTGATGACGCCAAGGTCCGTGCGGATCGGGCGCCCGCCCGAGCCAACACGAGCAATCGTGAAACCGTGCGTTGTGTGCGCGCGCGCAAAACCGCCGGACAGCATTCGATCCATGAGCTCGGCTTCCGTTTCACGAGCAACGCGGACATCAGACAGGTTGTCATAGACCAGCGGATAATACCCCCCGGACATCTGACGGCCATTCACGAAAAACGGTGACGCTTCGATTTTGGGCGACACGACGCCGGTGCTCTCCAGCTCGAGCGTTTTTGTGCCGTTAACCGTGCGCCCGTTTGGAAGCGTTATGTCTTCCCAGAACAAATCGATGAATTGCCAGGTCGCCTCGACATAGTTGAGCGCGTTGTCGTCCAACGTCGAGAGGATCTCGTTGATCGCGTCCTCGTTCCAGTTCATGCCGTACATATCGATCTTTGCCCGGTCGTCGAGCACCGCCTCACGACTGCTCTCACTTCCCCAGTTCAGCGCGATGGCGAGACGGTCTTCCAACCGCATCGGCAGGCCGCCCAGCGCTTGGATCGGCACGTCTGACTTCGACGTATTAAAAGTCTTGCGCTGTTCCTCGGTGAGCAGTAGCCCCGTCTCGTTCTGCAATTTGAGGATCATGGTGACGAGATGCGCTTTGTTGTCGGCTGCCTCTGCCAGGCGCGAGAACACCGCGTCGTACATCGGACCGAGTGCCTCAAAACCGTCGAGCTGTCGGATCATGCTTTCCAGCTTCCGGTGCTCTGCGAAAGTCGCCGCGCGCTGCAAGTTGGCTATAGTCTCATTACGAGAATATGTTCGTGTCTTCTCTAGTTTCTTTCGACGGTACTGGGTCCGATCGAGGATGCCTTCAGCCAACTCTTCTCCGCGCTGCCGTCGTGCCTCTCTCGCGCTTTGACTGGAGTCTCGACCCTGCTTCATTAGATTGTCAGCAAGATCCCTAAGAGCACGCAGCTCCGGCATCGTCATGTCTTTCCAGAATTTCGTGCGGAGCACGTAGCGCGGCTCGCCGCTGTCCGGGTCGAGACCTGCGAGTTCAATCAGGTCGCCCGGCAATATGACTTGTGCGCCTTTGGACGCACGCATCTCGATAAACTCGATGACGCCGCGCGCTGTTTCGGGTTTTATCTGCCCGGTTGCGCTTGGCCGGCCGAACTCATAGAACTCGAGTAGTGCTTTAATCTGGGCGATATAGTCAGGAGCCACCTTTCGCGGATCCTGTTTGCGACGTTTATAATTGTTGAGTTTCGCCTGGATCTTCGCGACTTCGTATTTTGCTTTGACTGCACGCCGGTGCAGCTCGAAGTTCAGGATCTCTTTGCGCTTCTCCTCAAACGCCTTTTGCCAGTTCTCTTTTGCCGCGGCTTGCTCGGATGCGCGAGCGGCGCGGCGACTGGCAGCGGCGAACTTGATCTGGGACAGCATGGTGCCGATCGGCTCGTCTTTGAACAGACGGTCGGCGACGGCCTGCAGGAATACGCGGCTTTCGCGTTGCGTGCCCGCGGCGCGTGCCAGGGCATCGAGCTCCATCTCGATGAGCTCCGCCAGCTCGGCGTTATAGAGCGCGTCCTCGGTGATCTGCTTCATCGTCCCGTCGTTGACCGGGTCCGTGTAGTCCGGGCGGGACGCCATGATCTCTTCGGCGCGGCGCGCGATCTCGTCGTTGGGGAAGTTGACCCCCATCATATCATCGATGAGCTCGCGACCGCTGTCGTAGCCGAGGAAGACGGCCAGGATTTCCGGGTCCATCGCTTCGGTTTCCTTACCCGAGTAGAGCGCGCGCCCGCCTTTACCGTTCGCACGAGGCAGTGCCTGGAGCTGCTCCTTCGTGACCCCTGCGTCGAGCAGCGCCTGGCGGGATATACGTTTGTCTTTGAGCTCTTCCGGCGTTTCGCGGTCCCCGTAATATTCGCCGTTGGTCAGGAAATAGAACGAGGCATATTTCCGTTCGCGCATCACGACGGGCGTCAGCTCGTCGACCACCCCGGCCATTTCTTCGGCGTATTTATCGCTCGCCATGACCGCGTCGAAACGCTCTTGCTCGAGCGCTCGGGCTTCGACAGCTCGGTCGCGCGCGCGGAGCTGGAGACCTTGGGCCTTTTCGCGTTCCTCCGCGCTCATCATGTTTAGGATGGACGGGCTGTCCTCCATGGTGAATTCGTTAACGGCAATCATGTCGTCGATCTCGGCATCGGTCGCGAGCATCTTGTCAAAGACCGTGCGGATCTCGTCATCCATCGTGACGTCGAGCTGCGTCAGGTTCTGGTAGATTTTCTTGAGCCACTCCCGGAATTGACTGAACGCCGACTGCAGCTTCGCGCTCGGCGCTTTGCCTTCTCGGAGATAGGCTTCGAACGCACGTGCCAGGCGCTCCTGCTTTTCGCGCGCGGCTTCGCCGTTGATCCGTATGTCGAGCTCGGACGCGTTCGTCGCGCCGACCCAGTCGAGCATCGCCTGATAATTTTCGGTGATGCGTGCCGGCGCGTCATCGCGCTTCGAGAGCTCCTCCATGATGTGGACGAAGGCGTGCCCGCTTTCGTGCAGGAGCGTGCTGTAGTTTGCTTGCTCGAAAAGATTTATAACCTTGCGGACCGGGTCATAGGAACCAAACGGATCGTCGGGGTCCTGCATCATCGGCAGCCCTTCACCGAGGATCGTGTCTTTGATTTCGGGGGTTAGCGGGAAAACCCAAACGTCCTCGGTGACCGCGGGCTGTTCGCCTTGTTGAGCTTCATTAAACATGCGCGCGTAATTTTCGGCACTCTCTCTGTCCAGGAAACTTTCAAGCAAACTGCCATCGGGTCTCATCACCCCAAAGGTCAGGTTATCACCGGCGAGCTCTTCGTAGCCTTCCGGAATTACTGTGAAGTTGCCGGGGCTCACGAGGCTACCTTGTTTAACCTTGAACTCTCCACCCGGATCGGGCGTCGCTTCCTCTACGATGATCTGGCCGACGCCGGTTCTGGGTTTTGGTTTGAACTTTTTACCGATATCGTTCGCGGCGTTGCGAACGATATTGTCGTAGAACTTTTTCATCCCCGTGCCGCCGACCCGCAGATCAAGGTCCGTGTAGGTCTGATTGCGACCACCCTCGACGATCTTGTCGGCAAAACTCTTACTGAATATCTGGGGCAGCATATCGATGGGCACCATGTTTATGATGCGGGTTCCAGTTGCACCGACATCCTCATCGTATAGGCGGAGGTTATCCAAGGCTTCTTCCGTGTCTTCGCGTGTTGGAAATCCATACTCAACAACGGCGCCGTCGTCTACAATCTGCCACTCGTCATTTTCGTCTTGCCTTATCTCGTATTCGGGAGCGAAAGCGGAAGTTTCGTTTTGTGTTTGCGCGCCTTCCAAAGCGATCGAACCAAAACCAGTTTGATTGACGACGATCATTGCTTCGTCGTCTGTCACGTCGAGGACCTCGACCTTGTCGACTGCGTGATCCAACCCCCAGCGCGCGTTCTGCGTGTCCCCGGACGTCCAGGAGATGGCATCATATCCGCGCTCGGTCGCCTCGATCATCATGCGTTTCAATGCAAGCGGGATGACCTTGTTCGATCCCAGGAAGGGACGGTTAGGTATTCCTGGCGGGTCATACGCTGTTTTGACGTAGTCGGGCTCGCTCTCCAATGCGGCGATGTATTTGTCGACGGTTTCGATCTGTTCGGGCGTGAAGTTAGCGCCGTCGAATGCAGCGTTTTCCGTCCATTTTGAATTCATTACCTGCGTATGAGTGGCAGCCGTAGTTAGAAAAACCCTTAGATTACTATCTCTCTCGCTCAACGGGAGCTCTCCAAGACCTACTACCCCGGATTCAATCGCCTGCCGAGCGTCGTACCAAAGTAAATTGAAGGCGTCACGCCGACCTTGAAGGTTCGGGATGTGTTCCGCGGCGCCTTGTTCTTCAGCCGCCTGACCCCGGTCGTCCTGCATCTCGTCGATGTGCAGAACACGTTGGCCGTCTTCGAGGATCCGACCGCTCGCGCGGATCCGAATGACGAGCCGGCTATCGGCTTCGTCTTCACCGATCTCATGCCCCGCTGGGACCAGCCAGTCCTGTATGTCCGCGTTGCCTTCGGTGAGATCGGCGGGGAGGGTTATATAAAATTCTTGATGCTCCGCTTCAAGTGGTCCTTGAGTGACATAGCTGCGACTAGCGAAACGCGCGGGCAAATTCCGGGTGCCCTCGTATCTGCTAGCCTCTTCATCGGCTTTCTCCAAAGCTAACCGGTGTTCGCCAGCCGCCTTGAAAAACTCTTGTGCCGTCTTGAAAATTCCGGGGCTTTGTTCTCCCAGGTCCATTACGAACGTGGGTCCCCTTTCCGCGACTAAGTCAACGGTCCGCTGGATGTGGTCTTCAGGGAAATTCTCGATCTGCTCAAGCGCGCTATATAAAATGTCGTGTAGTCGATTGAGCTCCCCGCCGAGCTCTAATAAGTTTTCGCCCGCCGCAGAGAGTGATGCCGGTATTTCGGGGTCCGGTCCGCCGAGCTCCACCTCATCCAGCTTGATGCCGTTTTGCTGGATGAACGCGAGCAAATCGTCTTTGTCGATTGTCTTCTGACTATTCAGGAATTCCTGCAGGCCGACGATCCAATTGAGCTCATCGTCTTTGACACTGTTCTTTTTCAAATGAGAAAGCCACTGCGAGGCATCGGCTTTTTGTTGCGGGTGCGATTGGGTTGCTCGTTGTGCTTGGCTGTAAAGCCGGCCGATCCCGGAAGGTGGTGGCTGGTTGTGCCCTATTGTGTGGAAGAGTTCTTCCGATCCTCTTCCGCGAATCTCTCCGCTAACCGCCCCAGTCCCTTCAGAACTTTCGGATCCTTCAAGTTGAGCATCTTGTCCAGCGACGGCTCCTGCTCCATCGCCTCCTGCTCGATCTCCCGCAGCTCCTTCGACTTCATATCCCTGGCTCCTTAATATACGGGCGAATACCGTATCATAACTCTCGTTCAGGTCGCTCGGCGGTACGATCGGAAGACCGTCTTCGTCAGTCGCCAGTTCGCTCGTGAGCGCACCCCATAGATCCTTCTCAGGATACCACAGGACAGCCTGCATGTCAGCCATTGTGATCGGCACGCCGGCATCGCTAAGAATCTGTAACGCACGCGCGCCAGCCGCCTCTATCTGTTTGCGCTGCGTGCCGTTAGCGACCTGGTCGAGTGGCTTGCCGAGGTTCGTGACTATGGTCTTCGCAGCGCGCGCCCATGTTGGTTGCAGATCCGCCGACACCTTGCCCGAGTTGGATGTCTTTTTCAGTCGTTTGTATTCCGCGTCCCAAACACTGAGGACACGTTTGGCGTACTCGAGCAGGTCTTCCGGTGAGTTGTCGTAGTCATTGCTGTAGGGTTCGGGCGCTTTGATGTTTCGCAGATCGGGTATTGTTTCGACCGCGATCTCGAGCTCTCTCTTCAGACGTTTGCCTTCGTGGACAAAAGCCGCTTTGCGATCGCGCAGCGCATCCCGCAGGCGCTGCTTCTCGTCACGGAAATCGACCTTCGCCCTTTTAATATCGTCGCGGACCCGAGCTTTCTCGTCCGCGTAGATCGCTTTCGCTCGCTTGACCTCGTCCCTTAACGCCCGCTTTGCTTCATTAAACGCTTTGCGGCTCTCGAAGTCGTCAGGATTCAGAGCTGCGATCCGTTCGAGGATGGGGCCGGTAAAGGTTTCAACGTTCAAGGCTTCGAGCTCGAGACGCGCCTCTTGGGTAAATGTATCCTCCTCAATGGTCGCGATCTCGTCGACCAGGTCCGCGACGAACGTCGTCGGGTCACGGGTCTCGATAATGTTCTCGAGTTCGGCGACACGCTCTACCGCTACCGCGATATGATCAGGGTCGCCATGGGCTCGAGATCGGGAGCGCTTGATTGAATCTTTTAGTCGTTGGCGCTGCGCCGGCAACGCGCCTGGATTGCCGATCGATGCACCGGTCAAACGCCCCCAGGTGCGTCGCATCCAGAGGTCGATGGTGAGAGGGTCAAAATTACCGTTCAGGTTTTGCCAAAACCCGTTTCCGATTTTCGGACCAAGCGCCGACGAGCCATATACAACAGCATCGACCGCGGTCTGTCCTGGCGCGTTGTAGGGTACGCCCTCCTCGTCCATATATTGGACCCACTCTTTGACCGTCATACTGCGACGGAAAATCCTATCGAGCGCCTCAATTTTCTCCGGGAACGTGTCGCCGGGCATGGCTTCGATCATCGGTCCGAACTTGTCGAAGTTATCGCCCATCGCTTCCTGCTTGTCGCCAGTGCCCCACTCGCGCGGCATTGAGTATATACCGCTCCGAACAAGGTCGAGCATTTGCCCGAACGCCTGATCCGTGGCGACAGCGTTGGCAGCGACATCGAGGTTCTGGGAGGTCACGGCCATGATGTAGGTCAGGATAAAGCGTGCGTTCTTCAATGTACCGAGCCCGGCCTCCGCCGCGGCAGCGTCATCAGCGACCATCGGATACTTGATTTTGATGATGTTAACCGCGCGCTCGATGGCAGCCGTGTACCAGTCAAATGCTGATCCAGACTTTTCGAGACCGAGCTGCGTTTCCGCAGCCATGATTTGAGCGATATCCTCGATCTGCTCGTCGGTCAGCTCCTGCGTCATATCGGTGATCGGCTCGCCGACGAATTGACTCTCGAGCCATAGAGCTGCTTCGCGGTTGCTTGGCAGGCGCTCCGTCGGCAGCGTCTCGGGCCGGTATATATTATTCACCCGAGCCGCGCGCTCTGGTGTTAGGCCGAGGCTCTCCGGCTCGTCCCGGAGCCGCGCCTGCGCGACGGCAAGTTGGTTTTCGTCCGACTGAGTTTGGAACAGTTCGTTCGCAAAGTATTGCTGCAGCGCCTCGCTTCGATCGTCTGACTCGATAACGCGCAGGCCGCGCTCCTCTAACAGGTTGCGGATATCCTGCGGTGTGTTTGTCGGGACGATGGCGCCCTGGAACTCATCGAGCCCGACGGCGCGCTGGATCTTGGCTTCAAAATATTCCGTCGGCGCCTGGCGGAGATTAGAGAGGAAGTTGACGACCTGCTGCTTCGCCTCATCGCTGACGTTCTCAAAACCGGAATCGTCGAGCGCTCTCTCGCCGCGGCGCGCGTAACCGGAGAGCAGGTCGACAACGACATCGAGGAAACCGAATTGATTTGGATCACCGCTGTAGAAGGGTGATAACTCTTGGGCGAGAGCACCGAACGCATCGTCCGTGTCGTCTTTAAACGCCTGCATGTCGCCTTCGGTAACGATCGACTCCCGCGCGTCCTTTATCTGCTTGAGGCTTTTGAACTGCGTCGCAACCTGCGCGCGGACTGAACCGACGCCATAGGAAAAACGCTCGCCGCCGCGGAGCTCGCGCTTCATGATGCGAACGACAGTGTCGAGGTTATGTGGCAGGTAGCGGCGGCCGGTATCCGTGATCTCGTCGAGGATCCGTTCTTTCGTTATCAGCGAGCCGTAAGTGTCCTCGATGAATTTGTTGAACTCGCCTTCTCTTCCTTCAATGGCGTCCGCGGTTGCTTCAATTCTTTGTTCAACACCGATCGAGCGCAGGAAAGCGATCTGAATGAGGCGCTCGTCTGCAAGGTATTTTATACCACTGTCCGACAGTTTTTCTTTTAACCATCCAGGACGAAATGCGCCCAGGCCGAGCTCTTCTGCAATAGCGTCCAGCTCGGCCTGGGCGGCGTCCGCTGCATCACTGTCGACGGTGCGCTCGATGTCGCCGCTCGGATATCGCGGTGAATAGATGTCGGCGTTGAACACGCGGTTCTTTCGGGATGCTCGTGGATCGACCATCGAAGGCGCGCCGACGAGCTGGATGTTTCCGAAATTCGTGAATTCCTGGTTGGCGTCGACGATTGCGAGAGACGGCACCGGCAGCCCGCCCATCTTCACGGCGTGCCGGAGCTTCTCTTCAGAGATGTTATGGACAACGGCAAGCGGTTTACCGGTCGCGTCGTTGATGGTCTGGTGGAGGATGTTGGCGTCGGAGGTGTCTACATTCTGGAAGCTCTGGTCGTCTTCGATCATACCGCGTTCGCGGAGGATAAAGTTAACGGCATCGATGGCGGTGTCGTAGCCTTCATCCGCCACATTGAAATCGGCGGTAGGATGGTTTCGGGATTGGTTTTCGTGGTCGGCGAAACGGACTTTTATAAAGTCGTCGTACTCTTCAATTTCCGCGTCATATGTGCCGGTGCCGACCATGTAATAATAAGACGCGACGTCCGAACCTTCCGTCGTGTAGTCAATACCAAGCTCGTCCAGGAGAGTGCCAAACGCCTTCGCGCGGACCAGGTGATCCTCGTGGTTCAGTGCGTCTTCGACAGTGTCGACCTGGCTTTCGGCGATTCTCTGATCGCCATACCGGCGTGCTAACGCGTCGAGGTCTTTCGGTACGAGTTCAACAAAAGTCTCATCTAGGTCGATCGTTCCGTCGTCGTTGCGGTAGAGCTGGACAATATCGATCTCGAAATCGTCCTGTGCCGCTTCGCGCCAGAAGCGACCCTCTGTCTGACGGCCGTCGCTCATATAAAGAAGAGCATCATCCACGACTGCCGATAACGGTAGCCGATCGCCCTCGACGGCATCATCGGGTATGACAAGGTCTGCCGGCATCAAGCTCCCATAAGAGACATACCCGTCCTCCATAACACCGAGATCGAGCTCGTCGACTATGATCTGGTCGATGTCGAACGTGTCAAAGATATCGAATTGAACGCCCAGATCTATGCGATCTGTCGCTTCCGCGTTGGCGGCCGCAACCACTCTCTCGAGCACGTCGTCGGGTAGCGTGTCCCGGAAGCGCTGGCGCTGTTCCTGGGGCGTCTGCTCTAACGGCTGACCGCGATCCTCAAACGCGACCGATCGGGCGCGGACGTTGAAGACCTGCTCCTCGAGCTCGCGTGCGATCTCGGACAGCGGACGGGTTCGGTTGGGGTCGTTAGCATACGCGTCGAGCGATGTACGGAATACGGCGTCCCAGACAGCGCCGGCGTTTTGAGCGTCGGCGCGGGGGCGACCTGCAGCGATCGCATCCTGGACGAAGCGCTGCCGGACGCGTTCTGTCGTGGTGTTTACCTCGGTGCGCTCTTCGGAGGTCATCTCCTCCATCATCTTTTCCATCCGCTCCTGCATCTGCGTCGAGCGGATCTCGGCCTCGGCGACGGTGGGAGCGCCTGCAGCTTCGCGCAGGTTGAGCAGGATCTGATCGCGGAATTCATTGTCCGGCATCAACGAGAAGAATTTGCCGGCCTTGATCTCAATGTCGCCGCCGGCCTCGTAGGCTTTTGTGATGGTCTCCTCATCGACGCCGAGCTGCTGGAAAAAGTCTCGAGGGTTTTCTCCGGCCTGCGCGAGGTAGTCCATGACCGGGGCGGCGCTGACGAGGATATCCCCCTGGTCGTTGTTATCGGAGAGCATCTGGAAGAATTCGTCGAACGCTTCGGGGGACCGTTGTCGGAGTATGTTATCACGCGTGCTGTCCAGCATTTGCCGCGTTTGAACTTGACGTCTAGCGGCGCGCTCTTTGTCCACGACAGCGCCATATACGTTTGTTGCCGTTGAAAGACCGCCACCGGCGCCGGCACCAATTATCATTGAGTCAATTATTTTACCGACCGCTTCGCCCGGTTTTACATTTTCACCAAGCACGCCCATATCGTAGGCTATGTTGAAGACTTCCATAAAGCCTTCCTGAATACCCTCAAGACCCATCGCTTTCAGGACATTTGCAGCTCGCTTCGTAAAGCCCCGCGTGCCCCCGGCTTTAACGATCGGCTCAAGTATTTTATCAAGGGGTATCTTTTCGGTCAGCATTTCCATCGCTGCCATATAGCTTGCCCGGATCGATGCGGTGTTTGGATCTAACCCCTTTTCTCGCCCTTCGTTGTACGATTGCCCAAACGCGAAAACCCCAAAATCACTGGTGGCAAGTCGAGATCCGCCCGCAGCGCCGAGCAGAACGGTGGGGATCATCTCCACCGTAGAACGCAGTATCTCGGTGCCGTAATAGTCGATCGATCCTTTTTCCACTTGAGGTTTGATGCGCTTCAAACGCTCGCGAACTTCTTTCACAGTGTGCTCAACGGACTGGTTGATCGTTCTGTCTGGCGCGCCGAAAAGAGTTTCGTCAATAAATTGAGTCGCCCCGACCGCACCTTTTTGAATGAGACTAAACGGATCAGGAATATATGAGCTAAAATTTGCTAGTGATGAAGCGATGCGGTCGTCGAGGGTTGCCTCTGGAGACGCAGCGCGGCGCTCGAGATCCAAACGGCGTTTTTCTTCGGCTTGATCACGTTCAATCGGGTTAACGATAATTCCTTGATAGCGGCCTTGGACTATGTTCGTCAGGCCAGTAAGTATGGCTCGGCTATAATTATCATCGAACAACCTCGACAGGGGAGCGCCTTTATAGTCGGGGCGTCCTTCAAACGCGAAACGAAACCTGTCGGCCAGGTCCTCGATTTCTCCAAGACCTTTTAAATCATCGCGGGCGATCTTGGCGTTGTCAGGATTTGCCAGGTAGCCCTGGAGGCCGGGGCGGTCCGTGAGCTCGTCCTTTTCTTCCTTTGCGCGCAGAGCGCGGGTCGCAGTACCAAAATCAAGCTCAACGATACCGACCGGCGCGCCGAGACGTTTTGCTGTATCTCTTTGCGCGGCTACCTCTTCCGGCTTAACGTCTTCGGTCGCACCTAGATTGTATTGAGCACGAGATTGGTCGACGTTCCGCGCCGCCGCGTCGAGATCGAGAGCGCCTTTGTTTTCTTCGTCGTCGTTCAGATCTTGAGCGGCGTCGTCGAAGTTAAGCCGGAGTTCGCTCATGGGACACCCGCGCCTTGTAGACTTCTCGCTCTGTCGACCGCAGCCTTGTAAGTCGCTTCAATGTTCGCCAGCGTCACGCGTTTGTTATTCCCCTCTAAGGCTGTGATGATGCTTGCAACATTAGCCTGAGTAATCCCGGTCGCTGTCGCAATTTTTGCCTGCACTTCTGCGTCGTCGACATTCTCAAGCTCAAACGGCTCGTCTAAATCTTCGGCTAGGAAGCGCATCCGGTCGGTGGTGGTGCTGCTCTCGTAGAAATTAACCATCAGCGTTTCGCGAGCGATATGCTTCATAAGCATTTCTCGAGTAGGATATTTTGCGTCGTTGTTTTCGATGTACTCGTCAGTGAATTCGCGGACGCTCTCTAACAGCGCGTTTGTTTTCGCGATTGCTGATTTCGACCGGGTTCCGGTTTGCTTGATGCCGAGCGCGCTTAGAGCTTCCTTCACCAGACTATTGCCGGTCGAATAGTTCCTGGGTTTTTGAAGATTATCGCGGAGCTTTGCCTTCGCTCTAGTTTGTAGTGTGGCATAGTTTCCATAATCTATGCGAGTGAGCTTGCCGCGCAGCGCGTTAAGATCCATATCCCGAAACTTACTGGGGTCGGGATCGCCTATTGCTTCGAGTATCATGTTGACGGTTTTAGGGTCACTCGTCCTGCCAAAGCCTTGCGACGCGCTTTCCCTGCCGATCAGAAAACGCTCGATGGCGGTCAGGTAAGTCCCGTCTAGCCCAGCCTTTAATTCTGTCGGTATGTCCCTAACCGTTTTGTAAACCCCGGTGTCGATCTTTTTCCACATCTCCTCTTTTTGAATACGAATGTCGCGCTTTCGCTTGGCCTCTGTTTCCTGGTTGCGAACCTTTACGCGCGCTAATGTCTCGTCGCGCAATTTGTCGTCTTTAATAGCCCGCGCTGCAGCGAGCCGCGCCTCGGGCGTGTCGAGCTTTTTATTCGTGAATATTCCGTCGGTCGCGGTTTGCGATCGCTGTCGCAACACGCCGCCTTCGACAGCCTCGCGTAACTCTCTCTGTACGTCGGAATCTATTTCACCCGCCGTTATTTTAGCCTCGAGGTATGTTGCCGCTTTGGCTGGGTCTTTCTGTACAAGATCCAGAACGACGGAGGCGTGCGCTTTGCTTCGTTTTTCTTCCGCTAGGCTTTTAGCGGTTTTGAAGTCGTAACCATCGACCTCTTGAAATTGTCTTAGCGCGTTTGTGAAAATATCGAGTGTATGCTGCCCGTTATCGGGGTCAGCGATCGCACTCTCGACCGCTTCATTGTGGGTCGTCTCACGTACTTTAGCGCGGTAGACTTTTGTCTGGGCGTTATAGTGCGTCGACACTCTGTTGAGATATTGTTCCTGGCGCGCGTCGGCGCTTGTATTAAAGAGCTTCTGCACGTGACCGTTTGACGCTCTCTCCGATATCTCGTCGCGAATTGTCTGCAGTTTTGTTTCATACTCCGCGCGGGCGTCTCTTGCGTTTTTGCCTAGCTGATTGAGATACCCCGCCTCATAGTCCGGATCGTTTTCTTCTTTACCGTTTCCCTGCTCGAGCAGACGCGCCCGAGTATTGAACTCGGTGCTCAACTCCTGGCCTTCCGTTTGGTTTAATTCGCCAAAGCGATCGAGCGCAAAATCCTGGACGATGTCTGCCATCGCATTGAGTTCGGCCTCCGGCGCCTGAAACGCACCCGCGGGCACACTGACGCGGGGCAGGCGCTGCGGCTGGACTTTACCAATGACGTTATCGACGGTGGGGAGAGTGGTTGCCATGCGTTAATCTATTCCTGCTTTTGGCGGCGGCTTCGGCGTGTTAATTTTAGCGACGGCCGACGCACCGCTTAACAATGCGCTGCCTGCGCGGAACGTACTTGCCCGCGCTGCGTTACGCCCGCGCGCCTGTGCAAGGACGGCCTGTGCCTGTGAGCTCGATGCCAATGCCGCGGCGTTGTTTTCGATCAGGCGAGCGTTGAACTCACCCTCCTCGGCGAGCTCCTCCTGGACAAGGAGCGCGCTGCCGGTCCCGGCGTCGCCGCCGCGCTCGTTGAGTAGCGCGCGTTGTGTTGCCTCTGTGCGTTTGCTCTCCTCCCGCGATTGTGACGCTTGCATGGCGCCGATCTGCTTGTCGCGCTTCGCCTGGCGACGTGCCAGCTCGGCCTCGGTGGCGGCCATATCTTTGGCCGCTTTTCCCGAACTCATCGCCCCGGCTACGCCAACGGCGGCGGAGGCGACAGCGGCTGCGGTTGCCCATCCTGACATTTTCTATACCCCCGTTATGGTGGTGGTGTTGCAATCAAATCGACGCGACCCGAGCGTATCGGCCTCGTCCGTGAATTCGTTTTCGGCGTCCTCGACGCTTTTTGCGTTGGTCGGGAACGCCATGGTGATCCAGGTATCTGCGTGCGCGTAGATCACCTGCTTGCGCCCAGCGGCCGCGGGGATGACCTGGTAGCCCTCTACCTCGATGGTCTCGCCGTCGCCCGTGTGAAAGGCTGCGTGGCCCTGGACGATGACAATCGTCGGGAGCTTGATGAGGGTGGCACAGAGCACGATGCCCGCCGGCACGACAATCGTGCGTGCGTACATTCCAGCGTGCAGGACATGAGAGGTCTCGAGCACGACCTGGGGTTCCTGTCGGACCAGTTGCTCGAACGCTCGGACTTGCTCGATCGTCTCGGCGGTCATTGCCGGGATCGTGGTTGTGGTCGCTGCCAGGGCTGTCATGCTGCCAGCCGCCGATAGAAAACGGTGTTGGCGGGCGCGTAGCCGGATCGCGGCAGGATGACCGACAGCGGACTGTCCGGTCGCGCGCTCAACAAAAGGACACCCGCCCCGAGCTCCTCGGACAGGCTCTCGGCTTTCCGTAACAGTTTGATGCCGGCGCCGCCGCGGCGATGCCTGGCGTCCACGAAATAGCTCTCGGCTGTCGCGCACGTCATATTGTAATGCGGGAGGACCGAGACGATCAGGCTCAAGAAACCAATCAATCTATCCCCCTGGTGCGCGCCCAGAATGTGCAGTAGTCCCGCTGCCTCCATCGATCGATAGATATGTGCCTTGTAGGACGGCATAGGCAGGTCATCGATGGCCGCTTCGGCGCGGTATGCGTCGGCCAGCGCGTCGAACTCAGGCGCGCTGGTGAGCTCCTCTAGGGTTATCTGTCGGATCATGAGCTTGTATCGAGCTCCGGAGACAGGGCGAGGATGGTTGCCGGCAAAGGTGCGGTGCCCTGCAGCAACACGCGGATGTCGTCGTCGAAGCCGGCAGTGACGCCGAGGCGCAGTTCGCCCGAGAAGAAATTAACCGGATCGCCATCGATGTCGGTCGCTGCGCGCAGGTCGAGCTCTGTTGCGGTCCCCGTGACACCGTCCTCGACCGTCGCCAGGGAGAGCGCCCCCTCGCCTGTTTCCATAACGACAAGGATGACATCGGCGATTGATTTGGGTCGCCCCAGTGCGGACCCGTTATTCGATCCGAACGACAATTTCAGCGATTTAAATTTTCGGTCGTATTGCAGGCCGACGTGAACCAGCGACGCCTCGGCATCGAGCGTGATCGCACCGCTGCTCACCACCTTCGATGCCTGGACCGCGCCGTCCGCAAAAATCTGAACGGTCTCTCCCTCCAGATGGCCGAGCCCGGAGATCGCGGATACTTTTTCGCGGATCTCGCCGCCCGTCTTATATGTGCCGAACGCGGTCGTGTTCACGTTGACGCTGGATGTATCCTGCAGCTCGAAGGTGTTGGTGGTGACGCCAGCCACCTTGAAACTTGTGTTGTTGAGTTCTGTCATGCCGACCACGCGGGTGATCCGGATGTCATCACCGTTGCTCAGACCATGGCTCGCACTGGTGACGACGCCGGGGTTTGCTTTCGTGACGCCGGTGATCGCGAGCGGATTGTCGAGCGTCAGGCCGGAGTCGACATAGAAGGCGTCTTCCTGCAGATCCTCATCACCATTAAAAATCTTCTCCATGCATTCGATCGTGCGAACGGTCGACCCGTTGATCTCGCGTTTGACGACGATCCACACCTCATCTCGAGCGGCGGAAGATTTGAATTGGCCGCTGGCCGCTTGACCAGGAATAGTTGTTACACTTTCGACGACCGCGTTGGCGCCCTGGAAGCTGCCGCCAATGATATGCCGCGACCATCCAAGGACGTCCTGGTCCGGTTGATAGGTGAGCGCTGATAACTGCCCGTCCCCGCGCACGCACCAGATCATGCTGTCCGGCTCTTGCTGGAATGCCATCTGGACGACACCGTCTTTTAGCACGCGGTCATTTAAGAGTGTCAGGTCGAACGCATCGAAACCCTCGAGGCCGTTGGACTGGATGACGTCCGCGAACTCGACAATCTTTCGACCTTGCTTTTGGGCAAACACCAACCGGGACCGGATCTCGACCGGCGGGACCTTCGCGCAGCCGGACGTCACTTCGAAGTCCGCGGCGATGTCGCTCGGCGTCAGGATCGCGCCTTCGCTTCGCAGCGTCCAGTTCCCGTCCTGCGTGCCGATGATTGGTTTCTTACGGGCTGCGAACCAGAGGATCGTGTTGACCCGCTGGGCTGCCAGGCGAAACACGATCGAGCTGTCGTCGAGGGTGTCGCCTTCTTTGTCTGAATCCTGAAAGTTCTCGATGTCGCCGCTGACCGACAGCCAAAACTTTTGCGGCTCTTTCAGGGTCGATGCCAGGGCCATGCGTTGCTGAATGAAACTGATCGCAGACGGCCATCCATCGGTGTCGTTGTATTCGCCAAGGCGCCAGTCGGTGGTGGTGCCGGTTGGCAGGGCTTCGCCGAGCACGTCCGCCGTGACGTTGAGGGTGTCTGTGAAACCGACGATCTGAGCGAACCCAAAATTTGAGCCGGACTTCATGCGAAGCATTCGCCCAACATCCGTCGCTCGGAAACCGAGGTCGTCATTGATGCCGGTGACAGCGGAAGCGGTGATCGTCACACCAAGACCGGTCCCGGCGGATGACGTCATTGTGGTCGTCTCGTCGTTCAGGTCGAGGTAGGGCCCGTCCTTAAACAGCACCTGCGTGAGCGACCAGGACGAATGACCAAACCGGTCGAGGCGATAGGGTCGCACCGCACCGCCCAGCGCGAGGTACATGACGTCGGCCGACTGCACATATGAGATATTGGGGAGGTCTGCCTCGAGGAAGGGGGATTGCAACTCGACGGGGACGTTGTCGAGGATCTCGATATTGTCGACTGACACGGTCTTCGCCATGTCGTTCTGGAACTCCACAAAAAACGGCGAGGCTGCCGGTGTGAAGGCGACGGTGTGATATCCGACTTTGCTGACCTTGTCGGCGAGGAGCTGCGAGCCGCCGGCGGAGGATCCAACGCGGACGGTAACCTTGTCGCCCGCCGCACCGTGGACGGTGAAACGCATGACATGCTCGACGCCGGTGGTCGACGTTGTCACCGATTGCTGGGCCCGCCCTCCGCTTGCCGAGATGATCATTCGATCGTTGGTGGCGTCGTGGGTCAGGCTGCCCGCCGCGGCGGTCCAGTTCGAGACGTTATCGGCAAACGTCCCGTTCGTGATCGCCGCTCCGACATCCGCGGCGCTTATGATCGCCTGGTCTTTCAGGAACCGTATGGTCCCGGTCGACATTTCCAGGCAATAGGATTGGATATTGCTAAAGACAAATGGCAGCAACCAGGAGCGCACAGAATTTGATTTACAGTTCGCGATAAACCGCGTGCCGGGCCGGTACGTGAAACCGCCCTGGGGCAACGGGATGATGTTTTCAAACTGACTGCCGGCGTTGGGGTATTTGGCAAACTGCAGTCGCGCCGCCATCTTCTCGCCAAACTCGCCAGCGTTAAACGATTCCTGGTTGGGTTGGGTCTGAAAACTCAAGAGGGCGGATCCCCAGGCTCATAGCTGCGCCCGCCGCCAAAGCGCGCCGAGATAAAACTGCTCTCGGGGAGCTGATCCGCGAAGTTCTGGATCGCGTCGGTGGATTTCGCGAAGGGTAAATCCTGGTCGTGGAATTGAGCGAATAGCTCTTTGGAAAGACTGACCGAGCTCGAGAGCGCTGTCGCGAGCTGGGCTGCGACGAGCTTCGACAGAGCGCGCCGGAACGTCGGGGGCATTTTGTTCGGATCCTCGACACGACCGACATAGCGCAGATAGATCTCGTCGGCGTCGGCAAGGATCTGATCGCCTTCAATCTTATATGCCACCATATCATCGCCGGTGTCGTGCTCATGCACAGACATCACACGAATGAAGTCGGCCGGGAGCTGGTAGGCGTGATCCCATTCGAATGCCGGTGCGCTATCGGCAGATAGCTGGCCGAGCTGGACGCGTCGGGTGGCAAAATTCCAATGATGCATGTCGAGCAGTAGATCGCGCATTTCGTCATAGACCAGTTCCGCCGCGTTCGCCTCTTTGGTGCCGGACGTCAGCGACGTGATCTGCTTCGAGTGCTTGATCAGTTGCAGCGCGATGTTGCAGATCGAGACCTCGGAGGCCATCCGCTATGCCGCCTCTTTGACAGGCGCGGCCGCTTTGCGTTTGGGTTTGTTAAACTGTTGCCAGGCGCCGACGGGCTCGATGACGGTCGTCTCGGGGGAGATGGCGATCACCTCATACCAGCGCTTCGACCAGGACTTGTCCTCGTGCTTGATGTTCACGCGGATCTCGTCGCCGGGTGCGAAGTAGCGGCTCGAGATATTATGGAAATAGTTGTCGGCGTCGACATCGTCTTTAGTGTGGTGCTCGGGCGTATAGTTGAACTGGCTGCCGAACTTCAGACGAGAGATGTACTCGATGTCTTCCGGTCGCGATCGCGCGGTCATGGGGAACCTCATAAATGTTTTGGAAAGAAAAGGGGCGACCCGAAAGCCGCCCCTGATCCGATTAGTCGCCGTCAGTCTCAGCGACGGCAGTGCCGTCCGAGACGTCGCACGTTGACACTCCGTCACAGCTCAACACTGTTACGAAATGTGTGGTCGGCGTCGCGGTGTCGATCACGATCATAAGATCGCGAACCGACAACATCGGCGCCGCATCCGCGAAGTAATTCGCGGTGTTCACAGTTGCAATTGCATCTGCGGATTTATAAACCCACATTTTGAACCCAGCGCCGTGGGCCAGTTGGGTTAAGTTTGAAGCTGAATAAGCCATATCAAATCCCTCCTAGCTCGTTGCGATGGCAGTGGTGTCATTGAGGTTGGCCTCAATAACGCCGGTGTCATCAATCATGACAGCGGCACCACTCATCATGTGGTTGATGAAATACGCCGCACGATCACCGTGCCACGTAATGTCAGCACTGACGTTTTCGCCGCCGCTGACGTTTCGATCGGCCTTCTGAATCGCGTATCCCACGGCGTTCTTGTGGTACACGAAACACTTCGCCGTTGAGGTGCCTTGCCCTGGGAGGGCCGGAAGCATTCCCCATTTTACACCTAACCAGTCGCGCATCTTGCGATGCCCCGGAATGCCCTCGCCAAAGGGTAATCCGTTGGCTCCGACATAGTCGGAAGAAGCGAATGATTCGACGGTCATCGCCTGGGCATAAGCACGCGGTGTTAACACACCATAACGCTGCCCGTCGTTTGGAACGCTGTTGGCGTCCAGGGCTTCGACCATTGAGATCAGCCCGGCCTGAATAGCCGCCGACGAGGTTACCGCAAGGGTAACGGTCGATTGCGTGGTGCTATCGAGTACGGTCGTGATCTGCGAGTCCACCTTTCTCCCCAAGGCCATGGCGCCCGATTTTGCATAAGCGAGTCGGACATCGATATTGACTTTGGCTTCGTCAAGGCTGTCGCTCCATTCGCCAGCGTAGAAGTCTGCTAACGCAACGGATGGTGCAGTGTGCGTCACGTTCATCGGTGTGATTTCACCATGGCGTGACTTGGTGGTTGCGGTGCCGGTGCCCAGTTTCTGGAAGTGAGCGGTGGAACCAACGATACCGTCTTTGAGGAAGACGGTGTCCTTTAGCATTGAGCCTTCGCGTTGAAATACATGGTGTAAATCAGTCATGTACTCTTGTACGAAGGACGTCGTGATTGAAGTAGCCATCTGGCTTGCCTCCATTCGAGAGTGTTGTCGAGTGGGGTGCAAACCTCTTCCGGGATAGCCGAGCGGAACGGTTGCGGGATGCCCTTCGCAGGGGCCGCGAATAGTTCCCAGTCAGCGCCTCAGAGTTGCGGTGTACGCTTGTCTGCCGGGCCGCAGAGCGGGGTGCCGGCGGGGCGTTGGTTATTCGGAGACTGACGCCTCAGAATTCTTGAGCCGATCGATGGCGCCGGAGAGGTCTGCCATTGTCGTGAACCCTCCGTCGAAGTCGGTCGGAATCTTGATGTCGTATGCCTCTTCGATCTCGAAGATGAGCTCGACAAAATCCAGGCTGTCGATTTGGAGATTCGAAATCTCGGTCGACGGTTGAATCCATTCGGCCGGCATTGCCGCTTTAGCGGCGACCAGCTCGGTTAACTTGTCCATCAGTGTACCTGCAGGTCCTCCCAAGAGGCCGGGTGCATGAACAGCGGCGTGGTGTTGCCCATCCATGCACCCTCGATGTTAAATTCAAAATACTCGATTGCTTCGTCGTTCGACATGCCGTGGCCGTCCATCAGGATCTCGATGACACGCTCGACCGCGTACACGACAACCGGCGGCTGACCGCAGCGGTAGCCGACCCCGATGATCGCGGCATCGAAACCTCTCGCGACGGTCAGCTCGTCCGGGTCTGCAATCATACAGCTCGACCAGCTCCAACGACGCTTTCATTGCCGTGTAGCTTTTCCGCCAGGGCGGAGCGCTGCACCGATAGCGACGCCGCCTGCGATCGATCACCACGCTGATAGGCCGTGTGGATGTCGCGGGACAGTGTGTCGTACTGCGTCTGCATGTCCGCCGCTGCGTCGCTTCCGGCGATGCCGAAACGCAGTTGACCTTCGTTCGTCAGGCGCCCGACCTCTGCCATCTGGCGCACGAACGCGGGGTGGCTGCCGAGCAGCGTGCCGTCTCTGAGCTCGAGCTGCACGAGGTCAGGGGATGCCGTCAGGTAGTCGTTCGCAAAAGCGACATTCTCGTCGTAGCTGGATCCCCACTCCTTTCGGAGATCGGCCTCGGTTTTGGTCATATATTCCTGATCTCGCCGAGCGATTTCAGCCTTACCGGTGGCTTCGATCTCGAGATATTTCGACAGCATAGCGCTGACGACGGCCTGGCTCGCACCTTTGGCGTGCATGTCGGCGACGATCGCTTTGATCGGTGTCTGGTACTCCTCAGTGTCGTAAAGCTCGCTGTCGAAACCTTCCGGCTGCGACAGATCGTAATCGTCCAGGGTCTCGGGCACGCCCATCTGTTTGTTGAACTTGGCGCGGTCCTCATCCGACGCGTCGTCGCCTGGCATTTTCACGCGTTGGCTGAGTTCGCGGTTCGCCTCATAGAGCGCATTCGCCATGGCGGCCGGTGTTGTGTAGCGGCCGGCAAGACCGCGGACCTTGTCGTCCTCGATGCCGTCCATCCACGATTGCTGCTCGGTTGTTGCCTCAGTGGCCTCCGGGGTAGCCGTCTCCTCGACAGCGCCTTCGGTCATTTCTTCGGACATTTTTATAGATCCTCTAGGTTGTTAAGGTCAGCGTATAGCGCCGCCTTCAGTCGGGCGGCGATCTCTCGTTTTCCAGCCCATCGCTGGAGTTCGTTGTTGTCGAGTGGCGGGATGCGGCCACCGTCATCGGAGACGTCGTACTCGCCGCACCAGCTCATCAACATGAACAGAACACGGCGGCCGAGGCCCTTGTCTTCGAGGAACAAGGTTCGAAAGTCTCGAGCGACATCCGCCGGTCCGTGGCGATGCAGATCGACAGACGTGACGAGCTGCTTGTGGAAATCCTCGAGATCCGGTCGGACTGTCATCTATGCGCCGAGCGCCTGTTGTAGTTGTTCCATGGCTTCCGGCGGGAGCTCGCCCGCACCGCCGCCCTGTTGAGCTGCGGCGGTCGTCTGAGCGGCGGACTGCGCCACCGGCGCCATCCGTTCCATGGTCGACATCTTCTTCTCCATCGCGGCCTGTTGCGCTTTGGCTTCCGCCTCCTCCGCGACCTGTGCGTCAGTCTTGAGTAACTCGTTCGGGAAGTCGTTCGATTTGGCGATGAACTTGCCGAACGCATCAAAGTCGAACCTGTCCATGATTTCGGGTCGGATCTGTCCGATCTGCAGCACTTTGTCCATCGCCATCGAGACCCCAGCCTCCTCGATCTGGCGCTTGGCTTTCTCGACCGGCGACGCAAAGCGGAACTGTATGTCCGTCCCGCGCAGGACCTCGGGTATGGATTCGGGCGGGCCGAACGCGCCTTTGCGGAGCAGAAGATTGAAGCTCCGTTCCGTGACGACTGACGTGTAGGAGTTCTCGAGGGAGCCGTATAAAGACCCGACTTCACGCACGAAACTTTCACGGCGCTCGAGCACTTCCGTCGCCGTCATGCTTGGGCCGTTGATCGGGAGGTTGAGTACGTTCTTGAAGAACAGCGCCATGATCGATTCACGTTCGGCGGTCTGTGCGTTGAGACCCCAGGGGATTTGAGCTGCGGAATCCATCTGTTGGAACGGCTTCGATAGGCCGAGATTACGGATGGCCTTGGCGTCATAATAAGAAACCCCGCCAGGCCGGAGCTGCGGGGCATTTACCATACTATCGCTGGGCAAGAGCCATGGTGGATCGACGGCGCGGTGCAATGCCCGCAGCATGGTCTTGCCCATCTGGTTCAACGTGAGCACGGACGGCAGCGCTAGGGTTCCAACGCCACGCCCGAACGCCTCATCAGATCGAGTGTCCCATCGTGGGATGAAGAACGGCATCTCTTCGTAGCCGGTCTCCTCGATGATGTGTTCGCTGTCGACGTCGATGATCGTCGACGCCCACGGCATGTCGAGATTTGACCGCGACATCGGCTCGAACTCATAGCGTCGGCAGACCGACCACACGAATTCGCTTTTCTCATCGCGGGCTTTCTTGTCGCGTTGCCTTAATCGCTCGAGCGTCTTCGCGCCCAGGCGTTCTTCGCCAAACAGCATCGCCGCCTGGCGTGGCGTGAACTTCTCAGAAATGAAGACGCCGACGATCTCGTTCAATCCGTCGACATCGAGGTAGAGCTTGTTGAGGTGGAAAGCCTTGTACATCAGACCGCGCATATCGGGCGCCATGCCAACGTATCCGACACCCGTCCCAAACGTCACAAGGTCGTCGTCGACCTCCCCGGTCGCGGATATGAAGTTGGCGTCCGGGTTATACATGTGGCGCCAGAGGATGTCTTCCGCCTGGTCAACCCAGCCCTTGACCTCGACGTCATCGAGCAGGTCTTCGTCGATCGGGACAATGTCAAACCATTTGCCGCCACTCGTCGACTTCGGTCGAAGCATACCGCTGATCGAGTTGACGAGACCACGCTTTGCGATGATCGGCGTCGTGTCGTAGATCGCGTAGTCGTTGCGGTTTCTGTTGGTTGATGACGCCGTGAAGCCGCAGCGCTCGGGCGCCAGCACTTCGGCAATCTCTTCCCATAGTCGGTTGAGGGTCGTGCGCTCGGCTTTGCGTTGCCGGTATTTGTCGAGGAGTTGCTTAACGAGTGCTGTCATTTGGAATCACCCAAAAGCGTCGCCCGCTGCACGACGCCTTTTGATCGATTTGAACGGCCTCCCGTCGTCCCCCCGCGGCGCGCTATTGGCGCGCTCTGCCCTGCTTTTTTCGTTGCGACTTCCGCCCCGCCCCGATCGCGCGCCGCCATGTAGTTCTTCAGTGTGTCTGAGTCTGATTGACTGGTTTCGCTACCGGTAAGGACCGTGCCGGCATGGCGGCCGACTGCACGGTTAACGTCCGCCGGCAGCGCGCGTCCGGCCTGGTCCTTGAACTCCATCTGCTTTGCCAGGTTATCGAAACCGGCTGACATTTTTCCCACGTTAAGCGGAGCCGCCTAACAACGTGGCACGGCTGGTCGGGGCCGCTGACGCAACGCCGGTCCCGGTCGTGTTCGTCGTGTCACCTAACCCGACGCGTGTCCGAGCCAGGCGAGACGCCTCGGCCTTCTTCTTCTTGACCTCCGCGTCAGTCTCCTTGTCGGGGACGGGGGGCGCCTCCGGTGGCAGTGCTGGTTTCGATGGCGCAAATTTACCCATTGGCGGATCCTCCAAGATCGGCGGCGAGTGTGGGCCCGACATCGTCGAACCCGTGTGATTTCATGAGGCGGACGAACAGCATCTGTTCGACCTTGTTGAGACCGGCGGTGGCGGTCGTGAATACGTGAGAGCAGTTGCGATCGGCAGCCCATTGCCGGATGTCGTTGACGAGGATGTTCGAGACGTCGCCGCGGCGGTGTTCCTTCACCACCCAGAACTTGCAGACGTAACAAAGGGGGCGCAGATGAAACTCGTAGCTCGCCGCGACAAACGCGCCGGCGACCGGTACGTGATCGACCTCGACCAATAGGATGTCAGTCGCCAGGCTCTCGACCAGCGACGTCAGGTATTGCCGGCCGACGTCACGCGACCAGGACAGATTCCAATCGCTTTCCGCATTCATGTCCTCGGCCCGGTCGAGGATGAAATCAATATCTCCAACCGTTCCAGCACGTGATGTGAGCAACATCAGCCGTATCGAAACTCGTCGTAAGCCATCTCGGGGGCTGGCGTGCTGCCAACGGTCGATCGGCCTCTTGTCCGGGCCCGTGGCCCGACATCGAGGTCGCCGGCATTCCATCCGTAGACGACGGCGTCGCCGCGGTCGGGTGACCGTCCAAGGCGCTTGATGATGTCCTGCTTGCCTTCGACGTAGAGCTTCGGCGGCTGCCCAGGGCGGACCGAGTACGTCGGAGCCGTCAGGTCAGCCTGGAGTTTTGGATCGAGCGGCAGTGCGACCTCGAGCCCGTAGTCCGGGTCGAGCGCTTCGCGTAGTCGCCACCACATTTCACTGCGATGGTTGTAGAACGCGAAGTTGCCGTCTCTCGTATGGCCTGTCGCCTTCTCTGATCCGTTCATTGCCTCGAACGGTAGTCCGGCATTCTTCAGCGCTGTCTCGGCGTCGGCACCGATGCCGATGCTGTCGACCGCCACGATGGCGTTCTCTCGCAGCATTCCGGCTGCCAGAGCTGCGACGGAGGGCCCGTCCGGTGTTTCCTTGCCTGGGACGACAACGAGCTCGTCGAACCAGGCGGCGTATCGCGGTGCGAACACCGTGTCATCGCGTCCACCTCGAGCCACATCCAGACCAATGCAAGAGAGAGGCTTGTCGCCTTTGCCAACACGCCAGCGTTCATTTGCTTCGAGCACCCAGGGCGTCGGGATCACCTGCCATTCGTCGTCCTCGCGGGCTGCCATGAAGTTGCCGTCGCGGATCGCTGAGCGCAGCGGCTCCGGCATCGCGTCCAGCGTGGCTTGGTAATTCGTCGATACCAGGAACGGGTTGTCGGCCAACGCGGCCGGTATGAACGTCCGCGATCGCGGCACATAATCCTTGTGATCAAACGTCCTGACGTCGTCAGGGCCGTCCACTTCCATGTCGCGACCATCCGGATCGATGATGAACCAACGCAGCTCGCCGTGCTTTGCTGGTCTCGTATGCGTTATATCGAGCCACGGCCTGAACATCCCGATGACCCAGTCACCGCCCGCAGCGATCGGCGGGTTCGATGCCATCACCGTTCGAACGCGTTGTCTGTTGTCGCCGCCGAGTGTCTTGTCGGCCGCTCTGTTCCAGCCCATCAGAAACCTCACGACGGGCTCGACGAACTGGCACGCCTCATCGAAGGCGATCAGATCGTGTGGATTGCCTTGCCAGGTCTCGGCTCGATCGAGCGTCGACGCGGCACCGAAATCGATGACACGGTCGTCGATCTTGAACTGTGCCGGCGGGGCTGAGTTCAGCCCTTTACGCGTCCCAGCCACGGCCACAACTCTTTCAATCAGCGCACCGAGATCGGTGTACTGAGGTCGCAGCAACAGGCTCCGCTCGTGCTCGGTTAACGCCAGGCCGGCGATGAGATCCGTCTTACCGCCGCCGCCCTGCCCTCCGTAGAGCAGAAGATCGGCCTCACTGTAGAAGGCTGCCGTTTGCGGACCCGGATTCGGGATCCAGGGCGTGTCGCCGATTACGCTCTTCGCTTCTTCGTAGAGCCGATCGACCTCTTCAGGCGGCAGGCCGTTCAGTTTCTCGAGATACGCGTCAAGCGTCTGGAGCATTTGCTCCCCTGCTTAGAGCTGCCGCGATGATGCGGGCTTTCTCTTCCGGTGTCGCTTCGATGTTGACGACAGCGGCGCGGATGTCTGTCTCGACGCGATCGCGCCAACGGTCAGGGTTTCTGTTCTTCAGCCAGAAGATGGCCGCGGTGTCGGATCCGTGGAATCGTTTTGTAATTACCGATGGACCTTCCCGCGTCATCACCTCCTCTTGGTATTCATAGCCCGTTGCGCGCTGCGTTAGAGCCTTCTCAACGACCTCAGTGTCGTAGCGATCGCGTCCTCTTTTTATGGCCTCGCAAAATTCCGGGTGCGCGTTCTTGTAACGGTAAAGCGTCGCTTCATCGATTTTTAGCGCTCCAGCAATTTCACCGTCCGTCATTCCAATCAGCGCGAAATCAAATGCACGATCGCAATATTCGTCTTTGAACTTACTCGGGCGACCAGCGCCACGTTTCTTAACGGCTTGAGCCATCTCGGTCAGGCTTTCTTCTTCATTTTCATTTTACGGGCGGCGCGCGCTTTGTTGGCGTTCGTCCAGGCCGTCGATTTGACGTTTTTCTTAGCCCGGCGCGCCTGGGCTTTGCCCTTTTTGGTGTATGGATATTTCTTGCCGGCAACGGTTGGCACGGTCACCTCCAATCAAAAGAAAAAGCCCCGGACAGGGAGGCCGGGGCTTTTAGTAAACACAGGAAAGGGAAATAAGAGAGACCATCGAGGACCGGACCATCCGATACCTCAATGCTAAACAAAATTACTATATCTTGTGTAACACGGCAACCCCCAATACTACATATTGTGTTTACGCGCTGCTTTTAGCTTATCGCAGTCTCGATCGCATTAAGAGGGGGGCTTAATGCGATCGGCCGGATCAAGCCATATCGTCGTAATCCGCTTTGGCGCCGGCCCAGCTATGCAACGCCAGGTCGATCGCCTCAACACCCTCGGCACAGACACGTCGAAACAGGCCCTCGGCCGGCTGATCGTCGACGAACTCGAAATCATAGATGGCGATT